GAACAGCTGTTGAAGCAGGACCCGTCGAACGAAGACCTGAACGAACTAATAATCGCAGGAGTAATGACTCACGAGGCGTCTGGAATACTAAGGGAACGTTTCGGCGCTCAAATGGTAGACGAGCATGCGCTGATAAAAGAAATTGCCAACACGGTTATCGCTCAACCTGGCTGCTTAAAAATGTCTGATTGGCATTGCGGCACCTCGCATTGCCTTGCTGGATGGGCGACAATACTAAGTCCAATAGCCGGAGAAATAGAAAAGCGGTCAGACACAAAGACCGCAGGGTGTACGGTGTTGCCTTCATATGCTCCACTGTTTTTTAGTGACGATGAAACGGTGCTGAAGAAAATGCAGGAAATAGTTAATCAGCAATAGCATTAAAAATATTGCGTATAGAGGCTAATAAAGCGCTTAACGCATGTCTGGTTATCTACCACCTCGGTAAGTATTAAATAAGCGTTTTGCTGGCCAGACAAACATGATTTAAGCGCCTCCAGGTGGTAGCGACCGAAACGGCTAAAAGTTCTTACAGGCAGGATACCTTGATGGAGGTGCTTATGTTTTTTCATAACATGGAATTATTAACTACAGTCCAACCTTCTTTAAGGTTGGAATAACTAAGGAGTCATTTTTTCATTATAAAAACAAAAACAAACATTTCGCATGAACGAAAAAGCAACACAGGCGGCAGAAGCGCCGCAGGAAGTTTCAACCGAAGCAGCAACAGTTACAGAACAGGTACCCACTGGTGAATCATCTGTAGCTCTGACAGGAGTTCCTGAAGGCGCAGAAGCCCCCGCTGAGTAGAACGATACCTGGTTAGAGACATGCAAGCAGGCCCTGGGTAAAAGGGACAGGGCCTGCTTGCATGTCTAAAATCCTCATCCTTATGAATTCAGAACAATTAAAATTGGTGTTGTTTGAAAGGGCTAATGTCCTTACCAGTTTGGTAGATACCGCCATTGAGGCGGTTAAAAAGAACTGGGTGACGAGGGACGAGGTAATGAGGGATCTTCAGAATGAGAATGAAGGGGTAAAGAAGCTCCGTGCAGATTATATGAAGGCGCTCATGGAAGAACTCTCAACTATAAAAAAACAGTCACGTGTACTGTAAAAATAGCTACTGCATAGTAGGCAACAGGGGAGCGGCTCATAACCTTACTTCCCGACCAGAACGGGCGCCGTTACCACTAAGAAGGTCCAGCCAGGGAAAAGACGGCAACTTGGGCAGGCGGCGGTTATGGTAAACCGTATTGTGCTGCATGAAATCCGTAGCTACGTAGACTAAGCGATGTCTGAAATATAGACTACGTCAGTAAATGCAGGTGTGCCAATGTGAGTTGGTCGGCAGGTTCGAATCCTGCCCTGTCCACCGTTTCCCGGGTCCATAAATGCGCTAATCCGGGCATTTGGATAGTTAAAGTGAAACTATCCCCGCTCCGAAGAGGGCAAAATTCGGTGATGTCAGGTAACATAGCCTGAGTCTGATATACTGCTATCCTTCAGGCGTGCATGCCGCCTGTTGTTTTGATTCCGTAGCTCAGTTGGTTAGAGCAATACACCCATAATGTATGGGTCCTGGGTTCGAGTCCCAGCGGGATCACGATTTTGTTCCCGATTATGGAGCCAAGTAATGACGCATTGCGGTTTCGTCCCGCTTGAAGATGAACGGCCAGAACTAACAATGGGTGTAGTCTTATCGGGTAAGATGAACCCCTTAGCCGCAAAGTTCCGTTCGCGTTTGATGGGAAGAAAGGAAGCGGTAACCATCCGTAGTTGTTACGTCATCAACGCCGATCCAAGCATCTGGGTGTGTGGCCGGTAAACTGTCGGCTCGTGAGGAGCACACGTAAAAAATCGGGGGCAGTCCGATATCTGCAACGCGCTACAAAGGGGATCGCACAGTATGTAGTGGCTAAAGAATGCGACGTCTTGTTCCGCTGGTCGAAACGTAACGCGGTGACAGCCGGCAATAGACCGGCAAATAGCGGGATAGAGCAGAGGTAGCTCGCCGGGCTCATTACCCGGAGGTCGCAGGTTCGAATCCAGCTCCCGCTACTAATTCATAACCTATGTCATTTATCATTTATGCGCTGCTGTGTTTTTTCGCATCAATATTGTTGGGTAAGGCATTGCGTAAAAGAAGCATAGCAGCCATTAAAGCATTTAGAGATGCCCAAAACACTGCACCACGCGGCACAGCCAAACATCTTTGATCTTTTATCCAGCCGGATAGATCAGGACTTTGATAGCTACGATACCAGGCATCCAGAGGTATACAAGAGGTTTTGTGACCTGGCCTTTGGATTGATAAAAAAGGGCCATAAACACTACAGTGCGGATGCGCTTCTGCATGTGATCCGCTATGAATCATCAGTGAGAAAGGAGCCGCTGGAGCTGTTTAAGATCAACAACAATTTTTCGAGCCGGTATGCCCGGAAGTTCCTGGCCGAATTTCCGGAACATAAGACTTTTTTTGAAACCAGGGTTCTACGCCCATTATAACTACTGTTATGATACTCATACCAACATCAGAAGTAAAGACCTTCCTAAAAAGATCCAGCAAAATAAAGCCATCCGTGCTTATACCTGTCCTGGAGAATATCAAGCTGCAGTGCGTTGGTGATAGCGCAACCATGACGAAGTCAAATATAAATGCATGGTGTATCCATGAAATAGAGGCTGATTTTAAAGAAAATCAAACTTTGTTGCTAAATGAAGCTTTTCTTTCGGCATTTGTTGCCGGAGCAACTGAGGAGTTAATCTCCATCAAAAAGGAAGGTGATAACGTCGTTCTGTCGTGTGGTAAGTGTAATGCGTCTTTTGCCTGGGAGGATCCGGATGTATACCCCACGCCGCCGGAGGCAAATAAAGACAACGGCTCTACTCCTATTCCAGCTGAAGTGCTTTACTCAATCAGATCTGCACTTTCTATACTTGACACTAAGATCGATAATAGCTACTGTCGGTGTTACGTCAGTTTTCTTAATGGAAAAACGGAGGTGTTTTCCACATTTTCCGGCCATGCGTTCTACCTTAAGCGCATTGACAGCCGGTTTCCCCGACTTGTTTTGTCTCCTGAAGATGGCAGTATAATTACAATGTATGAGGAGGTTGTTCACTATCAGGCAAATAACTATGACTTCTTTGATTGTGGGAAAACCACATATGGTTTTATCCAGTCGACATACACAGCCCCTAATTACGCTCCCGCGTACAGGAACGTTGATAACAAATGCTTTTTTGAAGTCAACCGTACAGAAGTGGTTCAGTTTCTTGAATTGGTCTTAAAAACAACTCCCGTGCTGTATCCGGGCGTAAGGATTTGCGATAATGGCCTCTTAGGAGTACTGTTTGAGCACTCTGATGAGCATTACCGAATTTCTTTAAAGAGAGAGGTTGATTCGACGAAGGATTACGTCGTTGAAGGTGCACACTTCGATGCCAGGCTGCTTCTGTTAGTCCTCAAAGCAATGGATAGTGACACCATCAGGATATCGCCGGTCGGTAGTTCGTCAGTTTTCTGCGTCTGGACGCCAGGGAACGAGACTGTGCAATCACTTATCAAGACATATGCTCCTGCAACACCACTACAAAGCAAATAACATGGGAAAGAAAATGAATTCGAGTAACTCATTCGAAACGGCAGCCTCTCATCTTGTTGAAATTATATATGATTCACCAATGGATAAGGACGAGCAGGACAAAGCTATTGGGTTAATTGACGACATGCGGTCGTCATTTTCAGCAGCAGTCGATGATAAAGACAACCTTATCTATTCCCTGCAGGAATCGGTAGATGGTCTTGAGGGTACCATTGAAGACGACTGTATTGAAATCAAAATAGACACAGGTATCGGTGCTATCGGTTATAAAGCTAATAATCTGCAAGACAAGCAGCTCATGGAGCTGTTGTCGGATCTGCTAAAGAAGAACGGCACTTATAAGGTATTGCGTGCTTTAGAATCTCTAAACATATAACAATGAAGTTGCGTGAATTCGTGCCTACAAAAATTGAGAGGTCACCTCACCATGTTAAAGCATATATTCTTATCAATCTGAGGTATAGCTTAATACAGTTTTCTGGTGGTGCCGTGGACTTGATTGGGGTCAAACCCGATAGCCATGTATCTTTTCATCAGGATGAGGATGATCCTGAATCCTGGTACTTGGAGGTACTACCGGAAGGGAAAACTGGTTTCCCTCTTCGACAGAAGCCTAAGCTGGGGGTGAGGGGCGTCTTGTTCGCCTGTAAATCGCTTGTAAAGCGCATTGCTGATGCCGTTGGAATGGAAGGCCATAAAGGGAAGATCCTTGTGGGTAAGGAGTCAGTGACTATTAATGGTAAGACATTATGGCCGCTGGTCACTGCCTCATTAAAGCCTAAACGCCTGGATTAATGGAACTGGTGCTCCTGGATGACATTACTAGCTCTTTTCGGGTCCTTTATGGCCGGAAAGGAGAGAAAGTAACTCTCATCAGTGATCACGGTGATGTGCTGATCGTCCAGGGGCAAAATGGCCGGTTTCCGGTTCATATATCGCACACAGACAAACAGCAGGATCTTAACGGCAGGAAATACTCTAATGACCAGGTATGAACTACATCGAATTAATCAATCAATTTTGGCGACACAATGAGGAGCATTCATTTACTCCCAGCGAAGTAGCAGTGTATTTTTATTTGTTAAATACAGCGAACCGTCTGATGTGGAAGAATCCCTTTGGGCAGTCAAACGGATATATAACCAATGCGCTGGGCATATCCGAGCCAACATTGATAAGAGCGCGAAACAGTCTTAAGCAGTTCGGCCTTATTGATTTCAGAAGCGAGAAGGGTAGGAGACACCAGGTACAATACATACTTAAATACTTAAATAATTTAAGTATTTCCGTTAGTAATTACGTGGTAGGGGATAATAAAACCTTAAATAATTTAAGTATTTACGATAGTAATACCGTTAGTAATTCCGATAGTATTTCCGTTAGTATTTGTGATGAAAATAGTTTAGACAACTATAAACATAAACTAAACAAAACTAAACAAAACGATGAAGGAGGATCCGCCGCCGACATCGCCGGGAGTTCTGAAGAGGATCAGGTCAGAAGGTTTTTAGCGACGAAAGAAGCGAATGCACCTCCCCCTTCTCCCGCGCCGCCCCCCTCCGTGACGCAGTTGTTTATGCCAGTGGAGGACCTGAGAGAAAGGTGTATCCAGGACGCGGCGTTTTACGAGCCGTTGTGCATGCGATTACACTTGAGCATTGAATCGCTTAGCGGCTGGCTGGAAGCGTTTAACCGAGAATTGCTTTTCAAGAGCGAGAGCCGGAAGCTACCGAAGGACTATCGGAAACACTTTGCAGACTGGATAAAGTTCCGCGACGTGACTACGGATCCCGCAGAGTATTCACCCGTAAAAAAACAGGAAAATGGAAGTGGAAAAAAGAACATACAGAACCAACAGCCTACAGGAGTTGTTGTATCCGGCGCAAAAACCTATGGAAAGCTGTGAGCTTAGCGAGGATGAGAAGGCTGCAGCTATCGAAGAGGCAGCCCGGAAGAAGAGGGAGCTATTTAAGTACCAGCAGGATCAGGACCGCCGGAAACGATGGGAGCAGGAGTTGCAGCGCCGGTGGGGACCTGAAGAGTTGCTGACATACGTCACCTGGAAGGCGGATCAACACGGAGAACCGCTGGTCATTGATGATCAGAACCACAGCGTCGTAAAGGCCCTGTGCTACTACTTCGCTGATGATCCCAGGTTCGAAGAATTTACCCTGCAGAAGTTCGGCGAGAAGCTTTACCTGCACAAAGGCATCATGCTATGTGGCGGCGTGGGCGTAGGAAAGACGTTCCTGATGAACATCTTTAGAGCCAATCAACGCAGATCCTTCCAGGTAATTTCCTGCCGGGATATCGCTGACATCTTTGCGAAAGAAGGACACGAGATATTGCATTATTACTCCGAACCTGCTAAAGTTCCCACACACGCCAGTACGTTCTATCAGAACGCAATAGGTATGTGCTTCGATGATCTCGGAACAGAGGGTACGAAGCGGCACTATGGCGACCAAGTGAACGTCATGGCAGACGTGTTGCTGAATCGTTACGACAAAGCAGTGACGCCGTTCCATTATACACATGTGACGACGAACCTCAATGTAGACGAGATTGAGCAGTACTATGGCACACGCGTACGCAGCCGCATGCGGGAGATGTTCAACATGATAACATTAGATGGGGAGGATAGGCGAAAATGATAGTTTGGAAACATCACGTTTCAATAAATTTTGAAACTGGGCGATGTCCTTGTCGTAATAATGGTGCCGGAAAGGGAGCTACTGTCTTTACTAATTATGATAAAATGTTAGAATATCTCAGAAGGGACGGAAGAAGATGGCATGTGGCCAGGCTGCGTGTTAAGAAGGCGGAGCTGGAATATAATTTTGATTGTGATTATATGGCAACAATAAAAGTGGATAGATATAGCAGGGAAGGATTTAAACCTATTGAATTATGAGAAATAACAACGCCCCCCTTTTTTTGGTTGTAGACTTATTCTGTGGATTCGGTGGCACCACGATGGGATATGAGATGACAGAAGGGATTGCAAAGGTTATTGCATGTGTTAACCATGATGCTAAGGCGATAAAAAGCCACTGGCTGAATCATCCTGATGTTGAGCACTTCGAAGAGGATATGCGGACTTTGGACCTAACCAGGTTGACTGAGATAGTTACACACTATCGTCGCCTTTATCCAGGAGCCTATGTAGTTCTATGGGCATCACTGGAGTGTACCAACTTTAGCCGGGCGAAAGGCGGTCTGCCGCGGGATGCTGACAGCAGGACCCTGGCTGATCACTTGGAGCGATATGTGATAGCCCTGAACCCAGATTACATCAAGATAGAGAACGTGGTTGAGTTTATGTCGTGGGGGCCGCTTCGTATCAAGGCCAAAGCGATACATGCCGACCGTACAGATCTGTATGTTGCATGGAATAAGGCTACAGGTGAAATGCGTTATGGCTGGGAGCCTTTGAGCAAGAAACGAGGTCAGGACTGGTTGAGGTGGAGAAAGGAAATGTGTGCATTGGGCTATTACGATGAGTGGAAGGAGATGAACTCTGCGAACTTTGGTGCCTATACTAGTAGGAACAGGCTGTTTGGGGTTTTTGCACGTCCCGGATTGCCCATTACCTGGCCAGCGCCTACCCACAGTAAAAAGGCATCACATTATAGCATGCTGGAGTCAATGCAGCAGTGGAAGGCTGTTAAAGAGGTGCTTGATTTCAAAGATCACGGAAAAAGCATATTTGGTCGCAAAAAGCCGCTTTCTGAAAAGTCATTAGAAAGGGTCTATGCCGGTCTGATTAAGGAGGTGGCAGGTGGCAAAAAGTCCTTTATTGCCAAATACTACAGTGGCCGTCCTGCGGGTAAGGTTACATCCATTGAATCGCCTGCAGGTACTATCGCCTGTGCGGGAGGGCAGGCACTCGTTCAAACAGCCTTTCTGGCAAACTATTACAGTTCTGGCGGGGAGCTGAGTAGTATTGAAGCACCTGCGGGAACCATAACAACAAAAGACAGAATTTCCGTAGTACAGGCGGAGCGCTTCTTGCTACAAACAAGTTACTGTAATACTGGTTCGTCAATAGAGAAGCCAGCGCCCCCGTTACTTGCCAGCCGTCGACATCATTACCTGGTTAACCCCTCCTGGGGTGGATGTATTTCCTCCGTTGAGAATCCATGTCCCGTTATTGTGGCCAGGCAGGACAAAGCGCCAATGCACCTTGTTGTAACGGAAACCGGGCAATTAGCGATCGAAATATATGAGACGGATAGTCCTGCCACCAAGAAGATAAAAGCTTTTATGGCGGCCTACGGCATCGTGGATATTAAAATGAGAATGCTAAAGGTGTCGGAACTGCTTCAAATCCAAGGTTTCCCAAGGGAATATCAAATGCACGGCACTCAAACGGATCGTAAAAAGTTTATCGGCAATAGTGTAGTTCCTGTGGTGGTAAAGTCCTGGGTGCTCGCTTTAGCCGGATCATTATCACGAAATAATTTCAAAGTAGCATAAATATTAATGTCATGTTAAAAGCTCAAATCATCGGTCACATAGGTAATGACGCCTTTGTCCACACCAACGAAGCTGGAAGTGTTGCAAATTTCAGCGTAGCGCATTCTGAAAGATGGAAAGACAGCAAGGGCGTCCAGAAGGAGCGCACAACCTGGGTATCCTGCTCTCTTTTCGATAAAGAGAATGTTTATCCCTACCTAAAAAAGGGACAGCAGGTATATGTTGAGGGCTTCCCAGGGGCAAAACAGTACAAAGACCGGGAAGATAAGCTTATACCGCAGATGACCATTCGTGTTAACAGCATTCAACTGCTTGGCGGTGCAAAGTCCTCGGGTGCCGGTAATGACCAGGAGACAACCGCAGGCGCTACCGGTGCCGCGGCCGGCAACGACGTTACGGACGATCTGCCATTTTGATAACCCCTAAACTCTTTAATGCAGGAATTAACACAGCAACAGATCAAGAAGTATTCAGACAAATCAGTATCGCAGCTGATAAAGATCGCAGAACGGCATTTTAACGCCTATATACGCAAACGGGATGCAAACGGGGACTATTTCACCTGTATCAGTTGTAAGGTCACAAAACACGTCAGTATGATGCATGCCGGGCATTACCTGAGTGCCGGTCACAATGCAAAGGTCCGTTTTGATGAGCTTAACGTAAATGGCCAGTGCTCAGCATGCAATACACATCTTCACGGCAATCAAGCCCGGTACCGGGAAAGCTTAGTAAAAAAGATCGGTGCAGAAGCGGTGGAGATCTTGGAGGGTATTTCCCGTATGGTTCAAAAATGGGATCGCTTCTCACTCATATTTATCATTGAAACATATAAAGCAAAGTGTAAATGAGTGATCAGAAAGATCTGACCATCGAGGGGGTATTTGCTAAGCATCACAGGACGCCTCAGCGGCCGAATCCGTTCTTGTCTCCCTCAATGCAACGGGCAATGGAGGAATGGGCGGAGATACATGGTAAGGGGTTAGAGGCAAGGCAGAAACAACTGCAGGAGGCATGGGAAAAGGCATCTCCAGACGTCGCAAAGCACATGGCGGAAATTAAAACGCTCATGTTGGAGCTACGGGAAGCTTATACTGTACTTGACCTGGTTATCTACGGAGATGTTAACAAGTATCTCACATACCGGGAGCGTGCCCGCAGTTTCTTGCTTCGCATGTATGACAATTACCATGACAGGTTTCATGGTCTTGATTGATTATTAACAAAATGCACACAATATGCCGCACCAGCATAAATACCAGCTACAGGCAGAAAACGAGGAGCTAAAAAAACAGGTCGCCGCGCTCACGCAGGCGCTGGAGACCGAGAAAAGGGAGAACCAGCCGTATATCAAACAACTTAAGCTTGAGGCGGATACATACAGAATAGTTATTGAGCAAATTCTGTTGGAGATGGAATACGGACAATTTGTAAGGCAACTGCCACCACAATTTATGCAGGAGGTGGCTAAGATCGTCAATGACAGGAATATCCGCCTTGTAGTTTGTGCTCAAACAAGAGGACTGTCAGTTTACATTAACTGCGAAACCGCACCTGCTCCGGAACCAGGTAAAGAACAATGATCCAGACAATACAGGAAGCCGCTGAGCAGTATGTGTTCAACAGTAAGCATACTGGAGGCATACGAGTAATTGAAATTGAAAAGGCCGCCTTTACCGCTGGTGCCGAATGGGCCGCGCCAATGTGGATACCGGTAACTGAAAGGCTACCAGAGTTCAATACAGACGTACTCGTTTTGCGATACAATGAGTACAGCAAAAAGTACGACCGCCTAATTGGCCGTCTACATCCAGCAAAGGAAGACGGACAGTTGGGTGGTCATAGGAAGACGTATGATAAGTACTGGAGCCTGCCTGCTATTCAGTTATTGCATGAAATCCAATATTGGATGCCGATGCCCGCTATTCCTGACAGCCTTTTAAACTTCAAACCATGATAGCAGCAGCACTTTTCTATATCGGTTCCGCATTGTGGGCAATTGCATCAGGGCTCTTCACTATTGGGAAAAAGATGAAACCATAAACCACCCGGGCGCGGTACGCGGTAGTATGAACATAGAAAAGCAGAAACAGAAAGCGCAGAAAGCTGCTGATGAATTCAACAGTAAGTATTCAGTAGGAACTAAAATGCATCTGATCGACGATTTTGGGCAGGCCCATGTTATTGAGACATACGCAAAAGCGTCAGTAGTTAGTTGCCAAGCCGTAGGCTGGGCGACGAGCGACGAAAAGCATTGGGGATCTTATTTACTGGAACGATTCAAACCTATTTTATGAGTACACAAAAAGACCCGCACGAAGCGGAAGATAAATACGACCTGGAAGTTCGCCGGATAGCGGAGATAATAGCACGGACACCCTACAACCCGGAAAAATGGAATGATATAGAGGCATTTGGATCAGAAGTAAAAGAAAGGCTTATAGACGCAAAGATGTCTGAAGCCCGCGCAATGGTCGCTGAAATGAATACCAGTCACTATAAAGGCTATATCACTGGGCTGGCCGCAATGGAACAATTCTACGAAGATACCGAGACTAATATTGACCGCAGGACACAATACGCTCATGCGGCAGCTGTTAGGCTCGGATTGATACCATCACCAACAAAAACCGGCGAATAATGACATACGAGGAAAGGATACATGATGTTTCAAGGAAGCTGCATGAGCGAAGGCGACATTATGACTGCTCGTATCTCCGGCATCTGGCTATAAACATCCAAAACGGTAAAAAAGGGGAAAAATCCCCTGCTATACAGGTTTTTTCCGACGCATCTTCCAAGTAGTTTTGTATCCTAAAAATCAAACACTATGAGCACATTTGAAAAAATTAATTCCCTTGTATCAAGGGCAGACACGTTGGTTGATGATATTCATTGGGTACAGGGGTACCCCTCAAAGAAACTGGAGGCGGAAGAAATTCATGATCAATATTTGGCAACTACTGAAGAAATTAAATGTATAGTTGGTAATATACAGCGAGAAATAGATTTTGTCCTTTTAGATGGAAAGGTTAGCTTAATTGGAAGGTGTATGCATGTTATATTAATATTTATAGCAGTTGTCATCACTGCTGTTGTGATTGGTTTTATAGACGTGACCTTACAACCTTTTTCTTTGAAATTAATTAAGCCTGAATTGGCAATTCAATTTGTATTGAACAACACCTGTTCTTTAATAGCAGCGTACATTTCATATTTTTGGGGCATGAAGAATGGTCGTTTGCATATACTAGATATTTTCAATAATGATTTGGATTAATTCTGCGCCAATAATAAAGACCTTCCGGAGTGCGCAGCAGCAGTTAGGGGAACGAAAGTTCAACCAAGCAATTAGCAGAGGGCTGAATGAGGCGATTCTACAAGGTAGGACTGAAGCTCGCATGGCAGTCAAGGCGGTTTATAACATACCACAAAGATATGTTGGCGGGATAAATATCATTAAGGCAACGTCCTTGTCCCTGGAAGCTAAAATCTATGCGAGTACTAAACCCATCCCTATGGATGCTTTTTCGCCTACGTTCCAGCAGCATGGGAAAGCGCTTACTATTTCACGTAAGGGAGAGCAGAAAGAACGGGCAGTAAAAAGACGCGGAAACAATGCGGCTGGTGTTACAATAGAGGTCTTGAAGGGGAAAAAGGAAGTTGTACCGTTTGCATTTATGATACCTGGTGCGAAGCCACGAGTCTTTGCCCGGGGGGAGTATCGCAACTCATACGGATTTCATCGTCGCTCATCCCGCGTCAATAAGGAGGGCAATGATACTCCTGTAAAGCCCTTGTTGTCTGTTACTGTTCATGCAGCTGTGATTAATAAGAAGGCGATGGAAAAGATTGAAAGGAAGGTTTTGGATGTATATCCAAAGTCAGTTGCTAGGAATATTGAATATATGTTAAGCAACATGTCTTCTTGATAAGAAGAGGGGCGGGGCAGCATGGGCCAGTAGGGGGGGGGCGGTTTGGGTCCTTCCCCTACCCTTTGGCTTGCGGCTACCCCGAGCCGCAAAAAATCGCTAGCGAACAGAAAATTGTAAGTACGCATTAATGGGAAAAGGTACGCAGGAGAAAATAATATCAGTCAGGTCATTTGCAGTACAGATCGGCGTTTCCGAGGGAGCGGTACGCAAGGCAATTAAGTCATGGAAGTTTACAGTGGGCGTCCAGGAGGACGGGAAGATAAACGCGGTTGCCGCAATGGACGATGCATGGGTGAAGAAGCAACTGGTCGTTAAGGCGAAGGCCGGCGTGAGCAGAACCAAGGCGATTGAAAAGATAGATGCCAAAATAAAAGGGAAAGTATTTGAAAGCGCTGATGCTGATGAAGGTGAAGATATGGGAGAGCAGGGCGATGATGAAATTGATTTGGACGAGGATATTGCTGATAGTATAAAGGTCACTAAATCGTTGAAGGCAGCAGAGGCGATGAGGCGGCGGGAAATAGTTGCCTTGGCTCTTGATAAGAAGAAGCTTCAGGAGTTGGAGGGAATTCTCGTCCGGCGTGATGCGGTTGATAAGTCTTTATTCTTATTAGGTAGTCAGCTGAAGAAAGCTATACTAGATATTCCAGCGAGATGTGTCAGGGATATTATGTCGGCGGAAACAGAGGTGGAAGGCATCAAGGTTCTAACGGATGAAATAGTATTAGTATTGAACACATATGCTAATTTGAAAGCGGACATTAAATGATAGAGAAGCACGATCGGATAGACTTTTCTTTATTGGGTGGGTTCCAGGCAGGAATTACACCAGATCCCGATATGACTCCGCGAGAGTGGGCTGATACATTTAGAATTTTGCCCGATAGTTCTGCGCGGCCAGGTAAATTCAGTAGCGACTTCACTCCGTATGTTAAGGAGCCGATGGACCGGCTGTCGGTCAATGATCCTGCTCAAAAGGTAATTGTAAAGAAGTCATCTCAGGTGGGGTTTACAGAGGTTGGAAATAACTGGTTGGGTTATGTGATAGACAAGGCGCCAGCGGGAATGCTGTATGTTATGCCTACAGATACTATGATGAAAGATACCTCAAAGAACCGCATTGAGAAGATGATTGAATCCACGCCTGCTATATCAGACAAGATCGCTGCTAAGAGGTCTAAGGATAGTTCTAACACACTTATGTTCAAAGAGTTCAGGGGCGGATTCGTGAAAATGGTTGGGGCTAATTCTCCTGTCGGCCTGGCATCGACGGCTGTAAGGTTTGTTTACATGGATGAGATAGATAGGTATCCGCTAAGTGTGGGAGGAGAAGGATCTGCAGAAGGATTGGCAGAAACCCGTACAATTACGTTCGGTGCGCGGAAAAAGATATTACTCACCAGTACTCCAACAATAAAAGGGACCAGCGCCATTGATGCGAGATTTGAAACAACAGGGCAACGGTATTATCACGTGCCTTGTCCGTTTTGTAATGAGTACCAGGTCTTAAGTATTGATCAAATTGTATATGAACCCGGCAAATACAGCGAGGCGAAATATCGGTGCTGTTCTTGTCAAGCGCTAATTGACGAACGATTTAAGGCGAGAATGCTCAAGCAGGGCAAGTGGATCCCAAGGTATCCAGAACGAGAAGACGGACTTGTGTATGGGTATTTTATAAACGCTTTATACTCTCCGTCGAACTGGTATCCATGGTCACAATTAGTTAAAGAGCGGGATGAAGCTGAAAATAATATTCCAAAGAAGATTGTGTTTACCAATACAAAGCTGGGGGAAGCCTATGAGTCGGATGAGAAGGGGGATAAGCCAGATTGGGAGAGTCTTTACGATCGTTCAGTAGATTATCTGCCGGAACCATTTTCTTCAGTTACGTTTATTACTGCAGGAGTAGACGTCCAGGCGGACCGGTTAGAAGTGGAAATTGTAGGTTGGATTAAAGGGAAAATAAATCAGAGTATAGAATATTTGCAAATTATTGGAGATACTTCTCAAAGCGAAGTATGGGAGGAATTAGCGAAAATTCTAAATAAAACATGGGTTAGACAGGGAGATAATAGCATTCTTCCGTTGCGTTTGATGGCTTTAGACACTGGTTATAATACATTGAAATGTTATTAGTTTGCGCAGAAGCATGGCACCAGTAGGGTGATTCCGGTTAAGGGACGGGATAAGTTAGGAATGTTATTTTCAGCACCACAGATAACTGATATTGTGAAGGGAGGGCAAAAGGTAGGTAAGGTAAAAGTGTGGGGCGTTGGCGTTAGTCTTATAAAAACCGAAATTTACGGGTGTCTAAAAAAGAGAGTTGATCCTGACACTGGAGCAATACCCGATGGATATTGTCATTTTCCAAAGCGAGAGCCATCATATTTTCGAGGGCTCACGGCTGAGGAGGTTGTATTGGTCACAAACAAAAAGGGATTTGAAGAATATCAATGGCAAAAAAAATACAAACGAAATGAACCGCTAGACTGTAGAGTGTATGCACGAGCGGCGGCCGCCGTTGTAGGGATGGATCGGTGGTCTAATGAACGTTGGGATCGGGAGCGCGGAATGGAGTATCCAATTGCTGTTCCAAAAGCAAAGCAAACAACCAAAAAGAAAAACAATAATAATACGTCTAGTTTCTGGAACTAAAAGCCTTTAATGCCAAAAAACCAAAGCAGAGTTAATACCATATCTCCTGTTTATCGGGAAATGATAGAAAAAGTAACTGATGCCACTTGCCAATACTTTAGTGTAACTAAAGATCAGTTAACTTCTGAATATAAACTTTCCAACGCCCGCCACCTATGTTTCTATATTATAATGGAAAATGCGAAAGGAGTTTATGATTATGATATAGGGAAGTTCTTTAATAGAAAGAGGACAGCGGTTCAATACGGTATTGGCTGCGTATCCGCACATGTGAATATTTATAGGCAAACTTTAGGCGACCTTAACGCAATAGTGGGTATCGCAAATACCTTTGAAAAAAAATATGAATGGCATTTACAACCGATCAGTATACAGCGTTAGTCGCTGCGATTTCCCAAGGCGCGAACAGAGTTCGTTATGCAGATAAGGAGGTTCAGTATAACTCGCTTTCCGAGATGCTGAAGTTGAAAGATCTTATGGAGAAGGAGCTTGGTCTTAAAAAGTCTGGCATTAAAACCACATATGCCGGTTTTTCAAACGGTCTTAATAAGTGTTAATGCAAAAGAGTTTTTTTGACAGAGCGATTGAGTTTGTTTCCCCGAAGCTGGCATTGCAGCGCTATCAGGCCAGAGCCGTTTTGCATGTTGTCAATAAGAACTATGACAAGATACTTAAGGCGGAGCAGAGAAAGTATGATGCCGCGTCCAAAGGGCGCCACTACAGTGACTGGCATTCACCAAACCTCAGTGTTAACCAAGAGATTCTTCATGCGCTTTCTACGCTCAGGGAACGTAGCCGGGATCTATGCCGAAACAATGCATATGCAATAAATGCCGTGCGCGTACTCCGTAATAATGTTGTCGGTACCGGGATTATTCCAAATTTTAAGAAAGGACCGGGCATATCGGCATCAGCTCTGAATAAATTGAAAACTGCGTGGACAACCTGGGGCGGTAAGACGGGTTGTGATTATGATGACATGAACACGTTCTCCGGCTTGCAAAGCATGGTAATGCGCGTTGTTGCTGAATCAGGTGAATGCCTTGTGCGCCGGGTAAGGGGGACAAGTGAGGATGTGTTGCCGCTGCGCCTTCAGTTGCTGGAAGGAGATCGCATTGATGGCAGCCATCACACTGGTACCTGGGACAGAGAAAACACGATTACCTATTATGGGATAAAGTTTGATAAATCTGGCAGACGACTGGGTTATTGGATTTACAAGGGGCATCCCTCGGAGTATGGAGGAGAATCTGAATTTGTATCAGCAGATAATATAGTTCATATATATGAGGTTGAACGGCCTGGTCAAATTCGGGGCATTCCTTTGTCATGTGGAGTTATGTTACGGATGAAGGACCTGGAGGATTATGAATTTACTGAAAGAATACGGAGTAAAGTTGCTGCTGCTTTTGCGGTATTCGTTGTGGACAATTCTGTAGATGACGCTCCGACGCCTGGCAGTGCAGATGAAATAGAGCGCATTGAACCCGGGATGATCAAACATTTGGTGCCCGGTCAGGATATTAAGGTTGCTCAACCTCCTACCGTGCAAGGGTTTGGCGAGTTTGTGAAGAATAACCTTCGTGGAATTTCCGCCGGTTTTGGAACCTCATATGAATCTCTAACAAACGATTATAGTAATGTGAATTTTTCGAGCGGCAGAATGGGTTGGATTGAAATGGGTCGGAATGTCGAGCACTTTCAGTTTAATATGATGATCCCGCGGCTATGCGATAAAGTCCTTCCCTGGTTTATAGAGGCGTGTCAATTGAAGGGCATTATTGGATTTAACGTTGTAGTGGACGTATCCTGGACGCCACCACGCAGAGAAATGATTGATCCGTATAAGGAGATACAAGCCCTGAAAGAAGGAATCCGCGCCGGTATTTATAGCTGGCAGGACGTTGTCAGAATGTGCGGTTACATCCCTGAGGAACTGAAGGAGGAACTGAAGCAGGATGCGGAAATGTGGGATACTCTTAAGCTGAGACCCACTGTTGATCCGCGATTTGACGCAAACAGGCCCCCTGATGAATCGAACAAAATTGATGACTCTGAAAAAGCCCCCGAATAGGGGCTTTTTCACGCGCCTAAAGTTTGCCTAAAGTTTGCCTAAAGGCGGGTCCATGCTCCCGTTATTTTTGCTTTAACGAATAACAAACAATGCCAGGTAGTACACAAGAAAAGAGGCAACTGCCTAAATTATCCGCTCGTGCGCTTTTTCAGCCTGAGACTTATGATGCAGCTAACAACACAATTGAAGTGGTATTTGCAACAGAAACGCCTGTGTTAAGGAGTGTCTGGGGGGAACAATACTTTGAGGTATTAGTATGCGATGGGACCAGTGTGCGAATGGAGCGTATTAATCAGGGGGCACCGGTTCTCGATACTCATGATACCTGGAGTTTGCAATATCAATTTGGTGTCGTTGAGCGGGCCTGGGTGGACGCTCAAAAGAAAGTTTGCAGGGCGCTGGTAAGGCTATCAACAACAGAAAAGGATAAAGATATTGTGGAGAAGATTAAGACGGGGATTATCCGTAATGTGTCTGTTGGATATCGTGTTTATGCGTATGAAATGGACGACGCACCGGAGAATAAGATTCCTACGATGCGGTGCACTGATTGGGAGCCCGCAGAAATATCCTTTGTGCCTGTACCTGCTGATCACAATAGTGGCGCGAGATCTTCGGATAACTCAATGAATGAAGTAACAATTTTTAAAAAATCAAATAAAACAGAAATGCCGGGATCTAATCCAAACGCAGCTACCGGTAATGAGCGGGCTGCCGAATCAACAACAACAACACAAACGGTGCAGCCAGCCGTTGCGAATACTGCAGCAACTGTCAATGAGGAGCAGGTCCGTAGCTCTGGCGCTGAGGCTGAACGCACTCGGGCGAAAGAGATCCGCACAGCGGTGAGGTCGGTGAAACTTCCTGAATCTTTCGGCGATGACCTTATTGATAAGGGTACATCGCTTGAACAGGCCAGAAAGTTAATTATTGATGAATTAGCAAAATCGGAAACTGCAGCTCCTGCGGTGCAGGCTGGGGTGCGTGTCAATGTAGATGATGACGACAAGCGTCGTGCAGCCACTATTGACGGCCTTTCTCTTCGCAGCGGATTTGTTAAGGAGAAGGACCTCAAGCCGGAACAGATATCGGCAGCGAGGCAGTTCAGGTCCTTAACATTGCTTGAGCTTGCAAAAGAATCTCTTACCCGTGCTGGAATTGATTATCGTGATTTGGACAAAATGGGTATTGTTTCCCGTGCGTTTACTTCCTCATCCAGCGATTTCCCGGTGTTATTGGAGGGCACTACGCGAAGAGTATTGCTTTCTGCATATGCAGTAGTTGCTGACACCTGGCGCAAATGGTGTGCCGTAGGCAGCGTATCTAATTTTTTAGAACATAAACGCCTTCGGTTGGGCAGCTTGTCCAGATTGGATAAGGTGGAGGAGAACGGGGAGTTCAAAAACAAAAACATAACCGATGCTGAATCTGAGTCCGCAAGCATCGATACTTACGGTAACATCATTGGTATCACGAGGAAGATGATAGTGAATGATGATCTTGCCGGGTTTACACGAATTGCGCAGATGTTCGGTCGTGCAGCTGCCAGGTCAATTGAAATTGACGCCTACAAGCTTCTTGCATCCAACCCGACAATGAGTGATAACATTGCTTTGTTTCATGCAAGTCATGGCAATTTGGCCACAGGCGCTGCAATGACGGTTGATTCATTTGATGCGTTGAGGGTAAAAATGGCATCTCAAGAAGATAAGGATAGCAATGATATTCTTGATCTCCGTCCTAGCATTTTGCTTTGTAGTATTTCGCAAGGCGGCACGGCTAAAGTTATCAATGGCGCGGAGTTCGATCCCGATGCGGCAAATAAACTGCAGAAGCCGAACAAGTCTCGTGGATTGTTCGATACCATTGTAGATACTGCAAGAATTACAGGTAACGAATACTATGCTTTCGCAGATCCTTCTATTGAGCCGGTAATTGAAGTGAACTTCTTGGATGGAAATCAAACTCCATTTATGGACAGTGAAGATGGCTTCACTGTCGATGGTGTGAGATGGAAGGTTCGTCACGATTACGGTATTGATGCTATCGGCTGGCGTGGTGCGGTAAAGAACCCTGGCGCGTAAATCATATCCTCATAATTAGTTGGGTGAGCAATCGCCCACCACATTTCTTTAAAGCACAAAAATCAAATGGCACAAAATTATATTCAGCCTGGTAATGTGATCCCTATCGTTGCGCCTGCCGGCGGTTATGTCACAGAGCAGGTGGTAAAATCAGGATCTATTGTAGGCATTGCGCTTGGGTCTGCGCCTCAGGATAGTATCTGTGAGGTAGCCTTGGAGGGCGTTTGGCAGGTTGCAAAAGCAACAGGTGCTGCATGGGTTCCCGGAGACAAGCTTTATTGGGATGCGGCAGCATTAAACTTTACAAAGACGGCAACCAGCAACACCGCTGCTGGCTACGCATTTGCGTCAGCCGCCACGGGCGACACTACTGGTCAGATACTCCTAAGGCAAATTGCGTAATGAACCTGTTCGATGGACTGCAGGCTGCGGCTCAGAGTATTGTAAGCAGCACATTTGGCTATGACGCAACATGGACTCCGTCAACGGGAGGTGACACTTTATCTGCGCGGGTGCTGTTCATCTCACCAACCGACCTGGAGAAGGTTAGCGATCAGGAGTATGTTTCAGCAGGGCCTCGAATGGAATATTTCTCTGGCCAATTCCCTGGATTGTTGGATTTGGTTTTGGATCGAAGCCTGGAAGTTGTTACTGTTAATGGCATCCAATACCGTAGTGTTCATGGTAAGGCTGACTATGACGGCAAAACTATTAAGATTTATTTAGAACCAGCATGAACATCTACCCAATACAACAGAGCATAGTCCAGAAGCTACAATCTGTTTTTTCTGCGCTATCGCTACCCTTCGAAGGAAGAGATTTACCAGACACTAGCAAGGACTATGATACTGCGGTTGTAAGCCCCATTGTCTATGTTGTATATGCGGGTAGCACTGCGAGTCCATCGGTGACAGCCAACACTATTGCACAGGAGCGCCGACTCCGGTTTAATGCGGAAATCCATAGCCGACTGCTTTATAGAAGCAACGGCATGTTTGTCGCAAGAGATATGGTCGAGCAGGCGCTGATAGGATTCAAGCCTGCCAACTGTCAGAGACTTTACCTGCTGCAGGATGATATAGCACAATCCCCGGATGATCCAAAATTGTGGGTACACGCTATGCAGTTTGAGTGTGTGACAATGTTGGTTCAGAAGGATGAATCGGACCCAATTATTATTCCATCATTTCAGGAATTAATCGCAAAAGAACCATGAAGTCATTCAAATACATAGGTAGCCAGGCACATAATTCTACTATCCTCGTGGGTGATGAGGGTAACAAGACAACTGAAGACATTCGCCTTGCTCCAGGTGATACCGCAATCTTGCCGGAGGATCACCCTGTCATTCAGTCTTTGATTGCAGGCGGCCTGCTTCAGGAAATCAAAACAACAACTACTACAACAACATCAAATAAAAAATAATGGCAACAGATTACCTACACGGGGTCGAAACGATCGAGTTGGAAATTGGTGGTCAGACCTTGTCAGTTGTTAAATCATCTGTGATCGCTCTGCCGGGCATTGCGCCGGTGGGTGTAAAGAATGTACTCACGCTTTGCACTACAGCTACCGACGACGCACAGTTTGGTAAGCCGCTGCCAGGTTTCAATATCCCTAAAGCACTGCAGATTATCCGCTCTATTGCTGGCAGTACTCCTGTACTGGTTGTGAATACATTTGATGCGACCGCAAACACGGCTAGTGTGACCTCTGAATCTCAGACGGTCACTAATGGTGCGCTCAAGCTGGCATTTGCCCCTATTGGTGCGGTAACCATTAAGTTAAATGATGGTACCACAGATGCGCCGATTGTTAAGGGTACAGATTATACGCTCGACGAATACGGCAACTTCAAAGTGATCAGCGCCAATATTTATAACGGCACAGTGTACAAGTTCACCTACAAAAAGTTGGATGCGTCTACCGTAACGACCTCTCAGCTCATAGGGTCTGTTGATTCAAATAGCAACCGTACGGGGATGGCGCTTTACGATCTTGCCTTCAACCTGTTTGGTTTTACTCCCAAGGTTTTTGCCGCCCCAACTTATAGCAGCCTGTCTGCGATTGCTACGGCACTTAAGGCCGCAGCAGCAAAGTTCAGATCTGTATACTTGCTGGACGCACCATACGGCACGACGATCCCGGGAGCAATTGCGGGTCGTGGCGTCGCTGGTAGTCTAGTATTCAATACAAGTGACGAACGCGCCTATTTGCTTTATCCTTATTTAAAGACCTGGGACGACTATTCTCAGGCGGATCAGGATTACCCTTACTCCGCGTTCATGGCAGGATTGATCGCGAAAACCGACCGTGAGCGCGGTTACTGGTATTCTCCAAGCAACAAGGAAATCTCCGCCGCAACTGGAAGTGAACGGCCAATTCAATGGAGTATCAATGATGCGAACTGCGAGGCTAACCAGCTAAATGCTGCCGGTATTACTACCATTGCCGCCGGGTATGGTACTGGTATACGCGCCTGGGGAAACAGAGATGCGGCATTCCCGACATCCACATCGATCAAGAATTTTCTGGCAATTCGAAGAGCCGATGACATCGTGATAGAGTCGATGGAGCTGGCTGCGTTGCCATACGTTGACGAGCCAATGAACCAGGCATTAATCGATACAATAAGAGAAGCAGGTAATAATTTTATTAGAGTGCTGGTACAACGTGGGGCCTGCCTCCCAGGTAGTAGGGTTGAATATCACAAGGAAGACAATTCTGCATCCGAGCTGGCGGCAGGTAAGTTAACTCTACGCCGTGTATATATGTTCCCGCCTCCGTTGGAACGCCTGACTTATAAAGACATTCTGGACATCAGTCTCCTTAACCAATTTAATTAATTCAAATGGCAGAGATAAAGATTAATAGGCTGCTGAACGCTAACGTATACAGTGAAGGTCAGAGTCTCCTGGGTAAGGTGGAAGAGGTATCACTGCCTGCTATTACCGCTAATGACACAGATCTCAAAGTGCTTGGGTTGATGATGACCACCAAGATACCAGGTGGGCTTGAGGCGATGTCTGGTAAGATGAAATTCAACGCGGTATATCCTGAGATTATATCGCTGTTTGGTAATCCTTTTCAGGCGAGAAGGATTCAGGTTCGCGGTAACCTTCAAACGTATAATACTGATGGTCTGCAATCTGAAGTCCCCGCTGTTGCGTTTATGACCGTTCGATTTAAGCATGCATTGCCGGGGATAACCCTTAAGATGAACGACAATCCGGAGCAGGAGTCAGAATTCAACTGTTCTTACTACAGGCTAGAAGTGGACGGGGTAACGATGATAGAGGTCGACGCTTTTGCTAACATATTTTTCGTTTCTGGTATTGATGTTAATAGCCAATACCGGATTAACCTTGGATATTAACAAGTTCAAATAACACAAACGGGCTGTCTGTTTTATCGCAGTCAGCCCTTAAACTTTTCATTAAAAAATAAATGATGGAAAATTCAACCGAAACAAAAATAGTGGATCATGCCCCTGTGCTCGCTTATCCCACCACGACTGATGCTGACGGGTTCTTTTTTGCCGACGAAGCTGATGCCGAGATGAAAATATATACCAAGGTATATGACAACGGTAATAAGATCAAAAAGACAACTTTGCCCACTTCTGGTAAAATTGCCGTAGTTCGGGAGCTTATAGCAAAAGAGACCAAGGACGTAGCCCGATTCATGGATAAGGACGCTGAGAGGTACCAGATGGCTGGTGTTGCTGTGGCTACTACATTGGACGGATCTAGGGTGGCGTTTGAGGTCATTGAAATGCTTAAATGGAAGGATTACCAGCGACTTCTTGCGATGCATACAGACTTAAATTTTTAGTAAGCCGTAATACGATAGCCTATACGGCATCGTATTACGGGCTCAACCCCTTAGAGGTTGAAGGCTGGAAGTCATCTCAGGTGATTGAGTGGTTCAATGAGGCAATAGAGATTGAAGACCAGAAGGCAAAAGCGACTGAAAAAGCAATGAATAAAAATGGCTAAGGATATCAAATTTGCGCTTATTCTGGCCGCTACTGATAAAGCTAGTGCGGTTATAAAAAAGGCGTTTGCAAATGCCGAAAAACATGCAAAAGGGCTGTCTAATGTCGGCAATAGGATGCAAGAGATCGGCGAAAAGGGCATGGTAGCCGGTGGGATCATGACCGCTTTCTTTGGGAAAACTATTGCTGATGCCAGGGAGAGTGCAATTGCCCAGGCGAAAGTAATTCAGGGGTATGAGACCATGGGACGCACGGCCAAGGAGGCTCAAGAGTTAATCGACTTCGCCGGGAAAAAGCAATATGAATGGGGAATTGTTGATGAAAAAATAGTTGACGCTGGAGGTAAGTTAGGAACATTTTCCAACCTGTTTGTGGCGGCGGCGAAGAAGAATGATATATTTAACAGATCCCTACAAGCAGCATTTGATCTTCAAGCTAAGGGATTTGGAGACGCGTCCGCAAATGCAGTTCAACTTGGGAAGGCGATGCAGGATCCGGTAAGGGGCGCGGCCGCTTTGTCAAAAACTGGTACCCTGAATAAATCCGATATAGCTATAATCAAGCAGATAGCTGCGACGAAGGGACTCGGTGCAGCTCAGCTGTATATCATCAAGGCGATAGAGAAACAGGTTAAGGGCACGGCAGCCGCAGCGGCAGATCCATTGAAAGTGCTCGAGATAGGCGCTGGGGATACCAGCGAGGCGATCGGCAACGGGCTCTTGCCCCAGGTTAATAAATATGCTAAAAGCCTCGGACAGACTATGCCGAAGGTTATCGCCTTTGCAGACAAACATAGGCCATTGATACTAGCCATTGCCAAGGCATCTGTCGGACTGCTGGCCTTTAGTGCCGGTCTTAAGGTTGTGGGATTCGCTTTTTCAGGATTGAGCACTACAATTACGACGGCAAGTAAGATCGCAAAGTTTTCCCGAGAGATAGGTTTAGCCGGTAAGATCGCAGCGGGTGCGAAAAGTGGATTTGATGCGATGAAGTTTGGCGCATTCGCGATGCAGTATCATCTAAAATTTTCTGTAATACCTGCTTTAAAGGCCGCCGGAACGTCGGTAATTAAGTTCGGTGCAACTCTGCTTGCAAGCCCAATCACATGGTATGTGCTTGCCGCCGTGGCCCTTGCTGCAGTAGTTTACGTTGTCATTCGGAACTGGGATAAAATATCCGCTTTCTTCGCTCGATTATGGCAGGGGATTAAAAATCTATTCAGCAAATTTGTGCAGTGGGCGAAATTCTTGTTTATGAACTTCACACCATACGGGCTTATCATACAAGCATGGATGAAACTTGCGCCGCATTTTGGGGAGATATGGGAGAAAGTAAAAGATGTTTTTAAGAAGGCGTGGCAGTGGATTGCCAATCTGGGCGGAAAGTTTCTTGATGCCGGTAAGAATATTGTTTCCAGCATAGCAAAAGGTATGGTAGCAATGGCTCAGGCACCGGTTAAGGCAATAATGGCGATAGTGAAGAAGATACGTAATTTCCTTCCATTCAGTCCTGCCAAGGAGGGAGCATTAAGGGATATACATAAGGTAAAGCTCGTAGAAACAATCGCTCAGAGTATAACAGCTAAACCTCTTGTTTCCGCAATGGGCAAGGCTACTGATCAATTATACAATCAATTGAATAGCCCCCGACCTGTGTACAATGGATCTCGTAGTAACGTCACTCAAATTACCTTTTCTCCTACGATTCAACTATCAGGCACTGCCACTCAGTCAGATGCACAGATGATCTCCGACAATCTCAGGTCAGAGTTTAAGAAGATGTTGCGTGATTATGAAATGCAGAAAGGGCGTGTTGCATTCGGTTAAAAAAAATTGCTTATGTATTGCCAGTTGGGAACAACCCGTTTTGATGGAGCAAAATCATTTGTCACATTCAACAGTGATGAGGAGGCTATTATTGTTGAACATGCGATAATCGGCCGGCGTGCTAGGCTTCAGGGAGCGGGCCTTGGTTTGCGTAATATTAGTCTGTCATTGTTCTTGCATCAAGAGTTTTGCCAGGTTCTACATGAAGTTCGCATCCTGCGTCAGTCGAAGAATAGTTTTGAAATCCTCCCTCTGTTGTGGGGTAATGGTCATATTGAAGGTGAATTTGTTATTATGACCATGAGTGAGACAAAGATACAACAGGATGCAATCGGTAATACGGTGTCAACAACTGTTAATTTGACACTAAAAGAGTCTGTTGAGGAGGATAAGTTAGACAAGAAACAGGCAGAAGCGCAGGCTAGTGCCTTTGCTGTCGGTAGCAAAAAACCGGCAACCAAAAGTAACCGGGTTAACCAGAAGAACTGCGAACAGACCGTGAGTAGCCTGTGCTCTGGTGTCAAGGCAAACGGTAGTGTTTTGAATAAGTACTGCCAGGGTTACACGAATATTGGTGATACAAACTGGAGGATAAAGTTTGTTTTGAATAGAATAGACGAAGATGCAAAAAAGCTGGCGGATATGTCTGCCACATCATCGAGTTGCGCATATGGTATCCCCCTTCTCAATGACCACGCAAAGAATGTTCGTTCATGTGTTGCAACGCTGCTGCAGGATGTTGTGATCAATGAGACAACATATGCAAACCTCCTTTATACACCGATTACATTGAAGCTTAAAGATGACAATCAGAAGCTTCAGCGGGCAATACAGACGTTGGACACCACACTGGTAGCCAGCCCCCTCATAAAAGGTGCAATTACTATCAAATGACGATGGAATATATTACCCTGCCGGGTGACAGGTGGGATCTGATAGCCTACAAATCATACGGTACGGTTGGTCAGATTGCCCTGGAAGACGGGCAAATGGTCAATGCGATGAGCTACATTGTACAGGCGAATCCGGGATTGAAACTCGATTCGATTTTATCTGAAGGATTGCTTCTGCAGGTGCCGGTAATTCCGAGTGCTGCGGTAAAGACAGATCCTCAGTTATTGCCACCTTGGAAACGATAGCGAATGAATTTATCTATAGTTGACTATACGATTCTTTATAATCAAAAAGACATTAGCCGGGATGTATCTGCCCAGGTGTTGACCATCCAATATACGGACAAAGTAACTGGTGAGAGTGATTCGCTGGAAATATCAGTAGCGGACTATGACCAGCGCTGGCAAAACGATTGGTATCCAGCGAAGGGAGATACCTTGGAGTTAGTTATTCGGCAGGATAGTCAGCAGCTATCCTGTGGTAGGTTCGAGATCGATGAAAACGCATCATCTTCCAGTACAAGTGGGGATGTTTTTGTGATCAAGGGGCTGGCTGCAGGAATTAAGAAACAGCTTCGCACAAAGAAGAGCTATGCTCACGAGGATAAAAGCCTGCGAGAGATAGCAAATACGGTTGCCGCGGGTATGGGCCTAACGGTTGAGGGGGCCGTACCTGATATCCGAATCCGCAGGGTTAACCAATACCGTGAGACTAACCTTCAATTTCTGAACAGAATAGGGGCTGAATACGGCTGTATTTTCTCCGTCCGGGACTCTAAGCTGATTTTCATTTATTATAAGGATTTAGAGGGTAGGGCGTCCTCTTTTATCCTGACAAAACAGGATTTAATATCCTGGGATCTGCGGGATCAGTCCCACAAGACGTTTAAAAAGGCTAAGCTTCGACATCATGATCCGTACAAGAAAGAGACGGTCTCGTATTTTTCGAAGGACGACGACGAGGATTCGGACAGCGATTCGGCAGACGACATTGAAATTAGGTCCAATGTCGACAATAAGCAACAGGCAGAAGCTAAAAGTAAGTACGCTCTTTTTAAGAATAACACACAGGGGGTTGGCGGGGACATCGTCCTACCGGGGCATCTACTTTTTGTCAGCGGAAATAATTTCCAATTGCATGGTGCTGGTAATTTCTCTGGACTTTATCACATTTTAGAGGCCACACATTCCATCAGCCAGTCAGGAGCATACCAAACATCCGGCAATATAAAGCGACTGAAAACCATTGATTCTCAATTTCATAAGACGACATGAATTCGCAACTAAAATTCGGTACTATAAGTGAGGCGAAGCCTGGTTTTGCACGCGTCTATTTTGAAGAGGATGAAATTGTCAGCGACTTTTGGCCGGTTTTAGGCCGGACAAGCCTCATTGATAAAGAATCCTGGGTGCTCAATGTTGATGAGCATGTTGTATGCCTGTGTGATGAGCGCTGCGAATTGGGGGTGGTTCTGGGCGCCATAGCGAACGAGAAGGATCCTGTGGAACCCGGGGCCTCTGTTGGTAAGTTTAGGAAAGTCTTTTCTGATGGAACAATCATCGAGTACGATAAGGAGAGTCATAAATTAACTGCTGATGTGAAGGGGGCTGTGGATATTATCAGTACCACACAGCTTACAGCCAAAGCCATTGTAAAGGCTTCTGTTGAAGCCCCACAGATCGAGCTTAAGGGGACTGTAACCATACTGGGCGTGTTGACTGCCGCCGGCCTGAGTGTTACTGCGATGCCAGGGGTGCCGGGATCGGACGGAAAAATTACAGCTTCAGCAGACATTGAAACAACAGGGGACATAAAGGCTGGTACTGTATCGCTGAAAGCCCATGTTCATAGCGGTGTGGTGACAGGCCCTGGTACATCCGGCCCCCCGGTCGGTGCCTAAAGTTTGCCTAAAGTTTGCCTAAAACCGCGTTGTGCTATGCCCCAAATTTGTGCAGTACAATCAATCAAAAGTGGCAACCTTAGCGCAAATCAAATCACCTGTTTGGTCTTATGCGATCTCCGGCGGCGGAGCGATCGCTGAGGGCCTTGCTGCAATAAGGCAATGCATTGATATTATTATTCGTACGACGCCGGGTACGGATCCACTTCGCCCGTCTTTCGGCAGTGACGTTTGGCAGTGGGTTGATCAACCAGCAGATATTGGTATTCCAAACATAAAGAAGGCTATACTCGATGCTGTTGCCATATGGGAGCCACGCGTCACCATCACTTCAATTGCGCACAGGCTTGAAGTTTCTCATTTGTATTTAGATGTAACATACAGGTTGACTGATGGAACTATGTCCGATTTGCTGAGTATTATTATCAACAATGGTGGTGTTTCTTCAAACGTTTTGCCACGAAGGCTTGTGTTACAAGGTCTGTTTCCTCCCAATCCTAATAGCTATCAGTATACTATTGAATGTTCCCTGGACGGCGCGGCAATACTACCGCTGCCGCCTGATAATGGTTTTGCCACCCCTGACGACATGCTTCAATGGGTGCGCAGTAACTGGATCAATTACGGACAATGGTATTTAACAGCAGATTCAATAGTCGGTTACATAATCTCGGACTATCTAACGGGCACTCTCGCCGTTGGCTTACTTGCCGTTTTGCGCTTTAGCGGAGGTATACCGGGCCTGCCTATAGGCCGCACGTATCGTGTGGAAATTACTGTTGATGGTGTAATCTATTCCAGCAGTGAAAGTTTGTATAGTGCCGATCAGGTCAGGCAGTGGGCACAGGATAATATCGGTGACTTAGGTACCTGGGAGGTGGTTACGACACCAGGTAGCTTTAATGATGATTTTAATGACGATTTTGACACCTATCGCCAAGTCTTAGTTATTTATACAGATCAGGCAGAGGAGGTTAATATACAAATAACTACAGAGGCAGAATAATGGCAGATGCATTACCGACAATATTTGATGAGAGTGTAGAAACCAAAAAGGCAACTATACAAGCGCGTCTGGAAAAGGAGTTGAACAGGTCTTTGGCTCCCGGGGATGTTGAGATGTTAATTGCTAATGCGTTTATCTACGAATTACAATTGGTGTGCATTGCCGGTAATGAAGCAATGCGCCAGTGTGTTGTGTCATACGCCACCGGGGCGATGCTTGAGCGTCTTGGGGATCTTGTTGCAGTTTCCAGGCAACCAGCCACCGGGGCAGAATGTACTATCAGGTTCAATTTTGTAGCTGGTCACAATCCTGTCCAGCTACCTGCAGGCATACGGGTGCAAAGCATTGACGGCACCGTGATTTTCATTACCACTGCTTCCGCTGATATTGCTATCGGAGTTGAGTATGTAGATATAATAGCTATCTGCCTCACACCTGGTACAGTAGGAAACGGATACGATCCGGGTAAGATCAGTATTATTCTGGATCCTCAGCCCTTTCTTACATCTGCTGCAAATTTGAGTACAACAAACGGTGGTGCTGATGAAGAGTCCGATACAGAGTTGCGTAGCCGTATCAGCCTGGCGCCATCCCGTTTTAGCGTCGCCGGTCCGTCCGGTGCATATAAATTTTGGGCAATGTCGGCGCATCCTACAATTGTGGATGTAGCAGTGATCACGACAAACCCAGGAGAGGTTACGCTATACCCCTTGTGCGCTGGTGGAACATTACCGTCCTCTGAAATTCTGGCGAAGGTCCTTTCAGTTTGTGATGATGAGAAGATCCGTCCGCAGAATGACACCGTTTTGTCGGCTGCTCCGACAGTGTCTGACTATACAATCGACGTGCAATTGACGACTTACTCCGGTGCGATTAATTCAGAAGTTCTCGCTACGGTGAATGCTAACCTGAATTCATTTAAAGACGAACGGGAAAACAAATTGGGATTGGATGTGATCAGGAATCAGATCAATGCTTTATGCATGATCAAGGACAAGGTGTATAACGTGGATATTGTTTCGCCTTCTGCGGATATCGTGGCGGATGAAAAGACTTATCCTCGTTGCACATCAATATCAGTCACCATAACAGGTAGCAATAATGGGTAAAGTAGTGATGGCGGATAGTATCGCTCACCTGCCGGAATTCGCGGCGTGGTACAAGGTGATAAAAGATACTCTTGCAGATATCGATTTGGGAAAGCTTCTTATCTACATCATCGATACCGTAGACGCTAGCCTATTACCTGCGTTAGCCGAGCAGTTTGATGTTCTCGGTTATAAAGGATTCAAATTAGCGCAAACTGAATTCGATCAGCGGCAGATTATTAAGCGGGCTATTGAACTACATAAATACAAGGGCACAGAGTGGGCGATAAAGGAAGCGCTGAAAAGCATCGGATTTGCGGATATAGAGCTCATTAAGACCGGTTATGATCATTGGGCGAAGTTTGGTATTCGAATCACAAATGAGGCGCTACAATTGACTGATAATGCCTTTTTTGATATAACACAAATGGTCAAGGAATATAAGAGGGCAGTCTGTGTGCTGGAAGAAATCCGGGTTACCATTCAGGTCGAAGATGCATTATTTGTAGAAGATGTTTCTGCATCTGTGCTTGCTGCTATATCTGCCGAAGACACTATTAATCTGTCAGGTATTATAAAATATGATGGGCAAGAGGAGTTCGACGGCAGCCATGATTTCTCTTCTGACGAGGATGTCGCAACAATAAGTGAGATATAAATTAACAATGAATGATACTTAACGCAGGGATACCAAATGTGATTGATCTATTAAGGGGTGATGCGGCTGGCAAAAAAGTCGCGAAGCTTGTCGTTGGTACGGGTAATTCGCCGGTTACTGGTACCGAAACCTCACTGACTGGTCAGGTTGCTAAGGACGTACTGTCCACTAACCTTATTACTGGGGGGTATGTTCAATTCAATTCCGAATTAACAGCAGGAGATCCTGCAATGGTAATACAGGAAATGGGATTGTTGAATGATGCCGGTGTCCTGATTCACCGCCGGGTGATTGCGCCTATGAATAAAGTGGCCGGTGTGACCTATTCTATCAATTACAAAATACGTGTGCAATGACGGAATATCAGGCCCAAGACCTTTTTAATGATACGCAAATTTACGATTTGAGCGACTTGGTCAAAGGTGGCGCTAATGGAGATGCTAACACGCCTTTGAAGGTTTTAGCCGATAGAACCGAATGGCTACGCCGAAGGCTTGGGCGTATTGAGGTGAAAACGATAACCGGTAGTTATGTATTTGACGATGCCGACTTAGGCAAGGGCTTCTCCTTTCACATCAATGGCAACACATCATTTACGCTACCAGATGTAAGCAGCCTTACGCCTGGTACACCGATCCGGATTAATACTCGCATACCGGTAATTAAAGCGCTTACAATATTAACCGCCGGCGGCCAAAAGATCTACGATGGTTCAGACGATGTTACAGAGATGTACATGCATGATGCAGAGCGATTAGTGCTGATTGCTGTAGCTGAAGATAATGGGGATACTCCGGATCACTGGGAGATATTCGACGCCTTCGGCAACTTCCATGCAGCTGGTCAAAGTTTCGGTGTTCGCCTGCAGCCGCGGAATTCATTTATGAATGATGGAGCCCTGAAAACCCGAGCAGACACCCCGCGGCTGTGGGCGCAGATAAGTAAGATGGGGGCCGCTGTGGTTTCCGATACGGTATGGAACAGCGACCCCGGGGGGCAGCCAGTATATAGGGGGTGCTTCAGTACTGGCACTAGTTCGCTGAATTTTCGATTACCGGACGAGCGGGGGATGCACGACCGGTATTTGGAGATGGGGCGGAACGGCATTACCTCAGGACGTCTTTATGACAACCCTGGCGGCTATGGGCCAGATGCATTAAAGCAACATAATCACACCTCCGAGCAGATTAGTAAACGGGGCTACCCGGACGATTCAGCGGATCGGACCAATTCGGATTACTATTGGATATCTCCAGGGAATGATCCGGGCCACGCACAAAATATCGTCATTAATTCCGCCGGAACATCGCCTGAAAACAACGTAAAAACTATAGGTAAAATACCAGTAACACTATATTAATGAAGCTCAGATTATTAATCCTTTCTCTTTTTGTAGCATTATCATCCACAGCGCAAATCAACGATACTGCTGTTTTGCGCAACTATATCAATGCCAACGTCATTGAAAACGGCACCAGGTCCGTAACAGCAACTCAATTATACTACTCTTTGACCGGGTTGCTTAATGTAAGCAACAGATATAAGATTGATAGTATCAATCTCAAAAGCGACTCACTTATTTATTATACCGCCGGTAAGCGCCGGGCGTTAAAGTTCAATCAGCCTGGCGTTGATTCGGTCCGGCTATCAAGCGATAGTCTTTATTTTAGACGTATTCAGGGCGGGGAGATTCCTATAAGGCTGGACTATTATACGAGGTCACAAAGCGATAATAGGTACGTATTAAGCCCTTCGGGCAAACTTACCGCAAACTGGCTAACTGCTTGGGATTACGCTATATCTTCTGAAGCGCCTAACCTGACGAATTTAGAGGATCGGTACTTAGTGGTAAACGGTACTGCTGGAGATACTGCTTTTACGGTTTCAGGCGGTACCGGTATGGCGGACTTTGTTCCAAATTACGTAGCTGCTGCATACGCTAAAGCGGATGACAAGTATTTCAGTTTCTTCGTCGTGCGGCAGTCTGGCGGTACATATCATACCGACCGTCCATTAAAATATAGCCTTGTAAACGATACGGTCAAATTCATTTGGTCCAGCTACCAGGGCCAGCACCTCAGCGATTACGGATATCGCGGTTATGCTGACATGATTTATGACTACCATAAGTCGTTAGCACAGAAGGATTATAAATTGTATAGCTTCTTCCCCGAAGATGGCGGCACCATCCCTTTTGTTGCGATCAACGGCGCCACGCAGGGCGGCTTTATTCCCAGCACTTCTATTCCTCAGCTATACTCGCAGACTACTGCGACCATCAACTATTCACAGATAGCAGTCAACCATTTTGTCATACAGCAGGGAGGGGTTGCTGATCGTGGCGGTGAATGGAGCGTGAATTTGGGCAAAAAGCGCGGTTATTGCGAAACATGGGTAGGCATAAATCGCAACCTCCCCGGTTATGCGAAAATAAACTTTTACCTGGATGGGGTATTGAAGGAGACGAAATTCGTGCGTGGTGGCGTGCAGAAGCTGACATTCAATTATGCAAATGCATCCAGCGGGAAGCTGCAGATAGTAACAGCAGACGCGCAGAATACAGCAATCAGGGTCGGCAAAACAATTTGGTATCAGACCGATCTTGACACTATCCCGAAGGCTTACCAGGGAGGTAAAATAATGTTCGTCGGTGATTCCTGGACACAACATCGGTACACAGGCGGTAATTACCTCAAATCTTCGCCCGAGCGTTTCCGTGCTCGTTGGCAAGGGGACGGCGGTGATCCCGCGGATATAATCAATGTGGGCAGAGGTGGGATGACCAGTGCTTGGGGTAAATACTGGTTCAAATACTGGTTGAATTTATATCATCCAAAATACGTCTACATTGAATTTTATATCAACGATTCAAACAGCTCAGGGTTCGTTGGTGATGGCAGTACGACTACCTGGAATTTTGACAGCACTGATCCATATGGTGCCGGACTCGATGTTGATGGAAAGGTGACTCAACAGAATTGGTTGGACAATATCAAATGGATGAAAGATACAGCCTTGGCCTATGGTGCCACCCCTATTATCCTAATGCCTACTCCTACCGCGTCCGCTACTCAAACTCAGGCTATATCCGCGTGGAATAGTGCGCTTCGTCCCGCAACTCAATATTATGATATTGAGACATTTTTTTCTTCTGGCGTATATGGTGACAATAGTGCAAACGCTCCACTTATAAGTGCCGCTACTGGCAACATAGATACTGTTGCTACAAAGGAGATTAAAGGCGGTACGGCTTCCATTAGTGGCTCCATGCTGATTGAATTACAGGCCACGAATAGCTCGACTACCAAAGGAGGGATCACATATCCTAAAGTGAATTATACCGGTAGCAGTGGGCATATATGGGACTGGCAAAATTTGCCCACGCTTGGTAGTGGGGTTGTGGGCTATATCGCAAATAATGGACTTTGGTACGGTGCAGGAGGATTTACGACTCCGGGTGCCTATACTATTCCGCCATTTCAAATATCATATGCATCTGGGATCGCGCGCGCTTCAGCTACTAATAGCACTACCGTTCAAGATTGGTATTTAGGAGATAGTTTAACCGGTGTGCTACGCTTCAGAATACCTGCTGTTTTGGCTAACTACACAACAAGTACGCTCCCTGCATCTGGTATAAGGCGCGTTAAAGGGGCATTGGTATATGATACTGATGTAGAAAAACCAGCTGTGACAGATGGCTTTTCGTGGTCATATCTGGCAAAGGAATCGCTAGTGCTAGCAAGATTCGACTCGATAACTGCGAAGGATAGATTTATACAAAACATATCTATAGCCGGCACGGCTCAATCAGCATCATTCAATATTACAGGACAAGGGATGATAGCAGGTACAAATTCATATAAGCTATTTCTTAGCAGACCTGATATGACATCGAGTGCTGTACTTGCGTTTAAAACAGGCACCGATACCTCCGGTTATGTTGGCTTACCCTCATTACTTAATAGAGATGTTTCACTAGTAGGATTAAAAGGCAGCGCAGCAATAAGGACAAGCGACACGGCCAGAATAATCTTTGGTTCCCATAGTCCTGAGTATTCATATGTTGTTGGTAAAAAGGGTAAATGGCTTTTCGGAGACAGTGTGCAAAGAACACCTACAATACCCCTCGAGGTAGAATCAGCACAGGATACCAGCATTTTAACTGCACACAAAATAATAGGAAACGGCATTATCAGTAATAGCACTATTACAGTCAGTAGCGCACCGGCCTATGCCTCCGGCGGGATAACAACTGTGGGCAGGAATAATACGACTGGCCGCCTGGAGACATTCACACCAAATCTTTCACCTGTTGGTGTTGTATATGGAGATGGAACGCTTACTACCTTTCCAACCAATGTAGACTACCTGATCTTGCAACCTACAGGCAACAATACAATTGAACTATCATCTACCGCTACTTATACAGGTAGCGCAGGGAGAGTGGCAGTTATACTGAACACCACCAATTTCACCTACACAATTGCAGGAACTACAGTATCCAGTAAATATGTGTATGTCGCATGGTATGCTAACAACACACCTTCATTTATTAATCTGTAATTCAATGAACGAAGAGCAGCGCCTCATCAATCTTGAGGACAGAGTGAAAAATGTTGAGCGCGTACTTAACGATATTAAAGATGCACTGTTGGGAAACGAGTTTACCGGGTCTACCGGATTTATACACCGACATGCCGAAATGGAGAAGCGTCTTTCCCGGTTAGAAAAATTATGGGACCGGGGTAAGTGGTTTCTCATCGGATTGGGAGCAGCAGCAGGTTACGGGCTAAGTGACATCATAAAAAATATTTTATTGATAGTAAAAGCAAAATAATGGAAGAAGTAGTAAAGCAAATCCTTTCGAATATTGACTGGATTGTAATTGCCCTTGTTTTGTTGGGCGGTGAATTTTCTAAAAAATACCTAGTCAATTTAAACGTACCGGTGGCCGTCAAGACGCTTATCGTCGGCACATTGTTCGTTTGCCTGTATATAGGCATTCTTGCTATTGCTGGTGACCTGGACAGGAAGAGATTGCCGATAACATTCTTTTCCTACTGCGTAGCCACCAGCCTCTATGAGCTTGTGTTGAAATATGTCATTGATTCAGTTAAGAAAAAGCTCGGCATACAATGACAAAAGATCTATTTTTCAAGCTGTATTATCGAGGCGCACTGCAGTGCGAACGAGAGACGGGCGTGCCCGCGCTGGTGATCTTAGCACAGGCCGCCCTGGAGTCAGGGTGGGGGGAAGATGTACCAGGCAACATGTTCTTCGGTATAAAGGCAGATGCATCCTGGAAGGGTAAACGACAACTGTTGACAACGCGGGAGGTGCATTCAAGTAAAAGTGTACGGTATCCTGAGGTTATTTCTATCACGCGCCGGGATGACGGAAAGTACGACTACAGGGTTAAAGACTGGTTCCGCGCGTATGATACTGCCGCCGAATCATTCGCCGACCATGGTCGGTTTCTGAAGGAGAATCCGCGCTACAAGGCGGCATTTAACACAACAGATCCACGCAAGTTTGTTGACGCCATAGCGGCTGCAGGATATGCTACAGATCCTAATTACGGGAAGACATTGAAGAGCATTATTAAATCGCTTGAAAAGCTGTTGCCAGCATCCGCTGCCAGTTAGTTTCAGATTTTGGTTGATAACACTGAACGAGCCGGGTATTCCTACCTGGCTTTTTTATTACAATAATAAATATTTGTATCGAATGCGCTACAAATCAAAAATAGTTGTATCTTTGAATTGTTAATGAAAAACAAAAACCTCAAAACTGAAAATCATGAACAATCAAATCGCGATCCACGAGTCAGCAACATCTGAAAAGGTAGAAAAGTTTATTGATCTGGAATCTTTTACGCCCAGCTTTCAGCAGGCTTACAATGACAATCTGATAGATGGTTGTTATGTCAATGAAGACGGCAAGATCGTTGCACGTACAATCCATAACGATATTATCGTTGATGTAGTAAAAAATTAATTGCACCCCTCCGGGGGAATTTATTATAAATCAGGGAGCCGTCTGAATAATCACCGGTATGAAAACAACAACCAGGAAGAGAATTCAAGATTTATGAACGGGGCTTTGGCCCCTTTTTTATTACAATATGACAGAAGAAGAATTGCTTACTTGGTTCCGGGAGCGGGGCAAGTATTTTAACCTTGAGCGAATTGCGACCGAACTAAATATTCCCAGAAGCTCGCTAAGAGCTTGGGTGGCAGGCAAAAGGCCATTAGCTACTGATCATGTGCCGAAATTACTGGCGTGGATAAAGATATTCAGGGAATGAAGTTTTTTGTGCCTGCTAATGCAATAATCTTCTGTGCTGAAGTAGTTCTTATTTCGCGTATCTCGTCGATCTGTGGGTCGAGAATCCGGTGCATATCTTCAGATATCAATCTAACGCAGGCTGATGCTGCCCGCAATTTCTGCAGCTCTTGCGCCTCTTCGGGAGTGATCGAGCCGGTAATTTCAGCGATTATAAGTGCCTCAGCCTTCCCTTCTGCCGACCCGTCTTTGATGCTTTTGGTGCTTCCCAT